GTTTTGGCTAACAAGCCACTTGCGTTTCCTAGCAAGCAAAGGACGTAGGACTTTATGACTCCGTTACAACGGATAGTCAAAGGGTATTAAAGTAGTTGTTGGAGCTTGTAATCAAGTCTCAGAACGCCTAAAGGCGCAACATCAATTAAGAGCTACATTAAATCCAGAGTGCGCAGGGACTGCGAAGGAACGCGAGAGAAGCGACGCCGAAGGCGACGCCAGATTCTGCGGTTATGGGTCAATTGGTGCAACGGGTCAGAAAGACCAGCGGCAAGAAAGCCAGGTATGAGATAGTACGTAGAGACATCTAAAAGACCGATGTCATTCTCACACATAATGAAACTTTCCAATTGAGTCCTCCTAAAGGGGATTGAACGCGTCCAAGACTGTCGAACAGCCAAAGGAGCATCTGAAGGAAGACGGTGGAGAGAAGAATCAGGAAAAGAGATTAAGTGGTTAATGATTTTCTCATCAAGCTCAGAGGGACCAAAGAGCATGACGTCCAAGTCATTAGTTGCAAAGATCGGACAAAGTCCGAGCCCTCCTAAGGATTCAGGAGCATACCACGAAATTTCAGATAGAGAAGGAGAACAGAGGAGATCTCGGTGCATCTCAAGAAATATCTTGTGAACCTCAAGTCGAAGACCAGGGGGACAAGAATCCATGAGAGCACGATGACGAGCACCAAGGGAACTAGCTCGAGGATCAAATTCATCAAAAAGATTATCGACAGAGAGCTCGGAGGACCGAGACAGACCACAGACAAGACCCATATTCACATAAGGAACGTGAACAAGAGTAGATGAGTTAGAGAGCCAGAAACTAGTAGAGTTGATGTTTGCATAACGAGGATGAGAGTAGACCTTTCCCACTGAGGGTTTAAGGCCAACAAGGGTCGCAAGGGACTTCCAAGTTGAAAGGAAGGGGGGTGAAGCACGGACCAGCCCATCATCACCATTGATGAGAATGGGAGCATCACAGAGGTTGTAAAGGCGCATATCAGTCAATTCCAAAGAACGACGAACTACCGCAGCATTACCAACACAAAGGACGACGAAGCTGATCACAGAACCCATAAGCTGACCCCAGCGCTGACGCTTTCCGTTAATAATGTGACCCGTAAGGGCATCACGAAAATCGGAACGTTGCTGAGCATCTAAGTCCATACAATTTGACATTTCGTCACAAATCACCTCAGATACCAAAGGATTGAAGTTATCCGTAGCACCCTCGTAATCAAGAGAGTGGAACAGACCTTCACGAGCACCAAAGACATCGTTCAATAGGTCGGTCGTAAATTCGAGATCCGTATTTCGTGTAAGAGCAAAAGCTCGATTACAGCCTAAAAGCTTCGACAAGAATACCTGAAGAGGCTTTAGGAGAAAATACTTATAGCACGGACCTTTACTAATGACCCTAATCTTCAGCGACTCGGCGAGAGCTACAAGCTTCACGTCGAACTTCTGAGAGACCGTACGGGATCGAACCTGCTCGTAGACTTTACGGTAGCTGTCCTTAAAGACTTGCTTGAACCGACTAGTCACACGAAGTGGGGTCGTCCCGCCTTCATCATCTTCCATACATTCATAATTTCCACCACCACACCGCACCTGTCTCATTGAAGCATCGTACTCGACAGCTTCACGATAGACCATACTAGAGTAGCCAACCTTGGCGAGCTCTTGTCGGTCAATATCCATGAAGTCTTCAGGGTCCAACTCCATAACTCCATCTAAATCAGCGGCAGGAGCCGGCGCCAAGAAGCCATCTCGAACGAGACAGCCCAAGGTTCCGAGCTCGGAGCGCGGGGCCTGGAAACAGGCCTTAATAGAAGGAGCACAGGGTCTATGAAGATCATTCTCAGTAAACTTGACCACCTTCCCACCAACAGTGAAAATCTCACGGACGGTACGGCGACACTCCTCAAGGAGCTCACCAAAGGTTGAAGGGCAGTCAGGGATAACAGGGAGTGATTGAGGAGTAGTCAGAGCAATCTCAGTCTTCAAAATGGCAGCTTTGAGCTCAGAGTCGAGAGCTCGGGGCATGCCTTTCTTCAAGTAGTTCACACCGGTCGCAAAGGTCAGACCAAGGGGACTACGAAGAACTTTCTGCATAAAACGACCAGCGGTACTGCCAAGCAGATGAGCCGGATGATCGGGAATGGGAAAGGGAGCGGGCGGAAGCTCCGTATGAAGATAATGAGAGAAATATGCTGCAAACTTGTACTTTAGAAATTTCATCCAACCACAGTAGGCTGAGCATCGTTGCCAGTGCTGTATAGTTGAAGAAGAATCAAATCCACTCGGGTCGAAACCAAAGGGAATCAGGTACTTAATGATCACAGGAAGGGCGAGGGCGAGTTGAGCACAATCGTCTGCTGAGCAGACTTTTGGAGGACACTCTACCATCGTGCCAAGAATCTTTTGATCTTGAGGACTACCTTTCTTACCACTTAAGTTCGAGAGACCACTACCAACAACCGATGGCTCCTCTAAATCGAGGCAGCTGTAAGGGTTATAGTCAGTATGTGTATCTACGAGAACAGTTTCGTGATGAAGAGAAGGAATTTCCACAAAGGAATCACCGCATTCGGTTAACGGTCGCACTGGCACCCAACGACGTCTTGAACTAGACGTCATGGTGGTCATTCGTG